CGACTCAATTCAAGATTAATATCACTCAGTAAATGATTAATACTACGAGACATTCCTCTATAGCCAGTACCCACGTAAATCTGACCAGCAACAACTGAGACAGTCGCTATTCCCCAGAAGATGTAATAAAAAGAAGATTTAACTTGATGCACAATTTCTAAGAGTTGCTTTTACCATCCAAGCAGATTTACTTAGAACTGTCATCAGGTCTGACAAATAATTAGCCACACCTAATTCTCCACATTGTTCTGCCACGCAATTAACTTTCCTAGACATATCAACTAAATCCTCCAAGTTTTGATAATAAGTCGTCAACATCTGACGGGGATCATAAGATGAAACTCTTTGGAAACAATTCTGAGGAAGACTATCTCTAAGACCACAATCACACATGGGCATTAAATGATCCATAGCTCTCACCAACTCAGCCAAAGTATCAAACTGTTCTAGATGAACTGTGTACTGATCCTTCAGGAACTGATGAACTTCTAAAAAATTAGCAGCTTCGTAATTCAAATGAATTAGATGCGATTGAGTCTGCAATTCTTTAGTGTACGAAGCTAACGATGTTAAATGACCACATAACTCTTCGTAAGGAGATTTGACTTCTTCCTTGGTGGGAGCAGCGATCTGAAGCAATATTGGCTTATCAGTTTGTTGAGTTTCCACTGGTGGTACTAATTCCATTTTTAAGAGGCATACCTACATACTCTAATTACCTTGAAACACCCCTATTGGCAATGGTTCTCAATTGTCGTAGGGGCTTTTGTAGTGAGCAGCGTCAGCTGTGCAAAAAAGCTAGCTAAGGAGCTATGTCTGAATTGTCTTCACTAGGTCAAGAGATCACTGTCAGTCCTCAGGGTATTGTCAGTCCTCCGACCCAATTATCTCGAATCAAACTTGTAGCAGATTCATCCCATCCAGAATGGGGTAATTTCTGTTTCTATCACCCCACCAACCCAAGATCCTATGGAGAACCTTTGGTCGACCAACATGGGAATAGTGCTTTACTATGCACCATTGTTGATCTGTTTATCAGCTACGACGGTAAAGCTGGTGGCAAGGGTTCAGCGACATGGGAAGGGAAGAGAGCGTATGTCATAGCAATCCTGCAGACACCAATGCCGAATCTTCGCTATCAATTAGCGATGCCAACCACTTCAGCTGGTTATGTTTACAGATCATTTCTAGCTCACACGTCAGTAGTTGACCTCTCCAATAAATACGTAATACTGCAAGGTAAACAAGGTAAGCGAGACGCAACTTTCTGTCAGTTCTTTATGGACGATCAGCTCGTCAGACTACCTAACGGATTAATTCCTGCAGGGGCTGATGAGATGGAGAAAGCTATTAATCGGTCACGAATCAACCTCGGTTTACCACCTCAATTCGAAACTATCTCTGATACCGTTGATGTCTGACGACTCCATCCCTGATGGGATAACCCCAGAACAACTTGAACATTACTTAAAGCTCAAGCTCAAAGAAAGAGGAGGGATTCCACCTAGCGAGGTGATCCCTTCCCTTAACTTTGGTGGGGCTAATGGAGGCGTTAAAGATTTAACAATCGTATTACGACAAATCCTCGAGAAATCCGAGGGAGGAAATCACGCGGTTCAGTTTATTGATCTGGCGATTTTCTGCTTAGAAAAAACGCATGAACTCATGCGAATGCATATCAAAGAGATCCAATCAGGCGTTGATCTACCTGTCATGCCAGGGCAACCACCATGCACAGAAGACGAACGAAAAGTATTGGTCGACCAATTGAATCGACTAAGAACGACAACTGTTTCTGCAACAAACAAGGTGTACGAACTTTATGCTCGTATCCAAAATTCAGTAATGATTAGTCGCTTAGTCGAATTACGTCAAAAGTTAGGACAAGACATATCAGATGAAGATTTGTTTAGTCACTTGCTTTACGGCGACGATATCCTTGGATCTCTAAAACTCGAGAGGCCTGACATGCCTCTTGATGAAGAAAAAACTACTTAATTCCTAACAATGAACTCAAAATTAAACAAAGAAGACATCAAGATCTTCAGAGGATCCGCTGGTGCTGTCATGGATTGGCAGACCCCAGAAGAGATCCTAGCAATGATGGATTGCGACTTCGAGGTGGAAGTTTGTCCTTATATCGATCACTTCGGAGTTGCACACCCTAAGTACAATTTCTGGCATCGATCAGACAGACAAGACGCAACTTCTGTCTTAGGGATGTTCGGTTCGAGAATTCCTATTCAACCTATTGATCACATTAAAACTTTCCAGAGTTTTATTAATCAATGTCCAAAAGAAATATCAATGGATGTATTTGGTTGTTTCGACCACGGTAAATCCATTTATATGGCAAGCAAGTTGACTGATAACAATGGGAAGCTATATGCAGGAGAAGATATTGGAATGGGTATCAGTTCACCTAGTAGTCCTCATTACATTCCTAAAGAGCAAAGAACTGACCAATGGTTAGTACTTACTGATACTTATGGCAAAGTTGGTGCTCCTACTATTAACCTCTTGAGCGTTGAATGTGTATGCACTAATGGCATGTCCAGAAGAATGAATCAGTACACTCGTAAATTGCACCATCGAGGAGAGTTTGATTCAGAATTAGTCGTCGACATATTGTCTGAGACTTTAAGGGAAGCTCATTCCTATGAGTCCATGAAAGATAAAATGATTTCTACTCCTATCACCAATGATATGGCGATGAATGTTATTAGTAAGTTCTCTCCAGACAAGTACGACCCTGAAACTAAAGAAAAGAAACGTAACAATAAAAGACAATCTCTGCGAAGAATATTTGAAGAAACTTTAATAGGTGGAGAACAAAATGATAGGCAGAATAACCTATGGAGAGTAATGAATACATTCACTCAATACCATTCCCACGCCTGTATTCACAGCACTAACAGAGAGAAGGCATTAATGTCTAATCTAAATGGAATAAGATCAAAGGAGATCAGTCTAGTCAGACATGAACTCGAAGGATTATTAACCCTAGCCTAGGAATCTACGATGACTTCAGTTGCAGAATACGACTCTATGTCTTCTCATCGACGGAAACTTCTTTCTCTCTTTGAACATTTAGCACAGGAACCTTTATTACAGTCCACTGGTCAGGAAGTTCTGAACCAGCTGAGGAATCACGAGCACCGCTATCCTCCTAAGAGAGGTGTCTCACACTTCAATTCAGAAAACTTACTGATGGGCTAATGGCAACACTCAACCTTACTGACCAGCAAGAAAAAACCATGCTTTCTGTCTTAGATTCGGCAGAGAGATGGATTGATTATTACTACAGCAAGGTTGAGCCTTTCCAATGGAGCTGTAAGTTCAGACCTGAGAAAGAAGGATGCGAACTTGGTGAAGATTATCCTGAAGATCTAAGACAACAACAAAGATGTATAACAGAATTACATAAACAACTAAAGAAATGATTCTTGTTTACATCATCGTTGGTTTACTTTTCTTTCTCCTTGGATGGGGGATCTATTTAACCGTAGGACCAGGTAAAGAAGAATTAAGAGATCCTATTTCAGAACACTCAAAAATGCACGAGCTAGGTATAGCTCATGGTCATAGCAATCTAAAGAAGAACTAATCTTTCTTAGCTTTTAATTTAGTAATCCAACCTTTAACGGTATCAACAGCCTTCGTCACATAAGGCTGTAGGAAAGCTATTAGCTTTTTAATATCTTCGACAAATGCATTCCACTCCTTAACAAAGAGTGACCATCTTGCCTTGATGTCAGCAATGTACTCTTCACGAGTAATCAGTTTGTGTTCAGGTTCAGTTGTCATTGTTAAGAAGCGATTTTGACTGTGGATCTTGCCTTGTTCCATTGTTCCATTCTGTCTTGTTGCCTAATCAGCTCCAAGCAATGAGGACATCGACAAGGTAATTCCTTAAGATTGCTCTTCGTTGTATTCACGAATAGCTTCCTTAATAGTGTTCTTGAAATTGTTAGACCACCAGTTCTTTCTCTTACTAGTGAAGTGATTATCTAATTTGCACTTCAAATAGTAAATACCGACTAGCCAAACAGTAAAGAAAAAGCCATCTACATAGCTCATGCTATTCCAGGCTTGAACTGCTCCGTCCATTAAAGGTATGCCTTAGAGATGTTAGTAGCAAACCCTATGAGGGTTACTCCGGCTGCCAAGACTGCTGCAGCCCCTATGACCCACTTCTCTACAACCTTTAATCTCTCACGCAACTCCTCTTGCTTCTCTTCTAATCTTTCGATTTTTAAATCATGAACAACTAAGCGCGTCTCCTGAGACGCATCTAAAGTTAAAGGTTCAGTCATGTCTTAGGTTGTGACTTGTCGATTACTTTAACCCCATCTGCTGGTAAAATCTTTAATCCGTTCTCAACTCGAATTGTTTGAACATTACCTGCGTTAAGAAGCATCTTTTCGATGTCACTCTTACTCATAGGCTTGTCGTCTCCATTAGCTTTATAAGTTCCATCACCTCTCTTCTTAGCTGTATCCAATCCAAAACTTGCAAGCGCTCCGGTAAAAATACTGGCAACGAAAGTTATATCCCGAGGTTCTTGCTTGCCTAATCCTGGAATAGTCAAGTAGTTCAAAGAAATGATGAACCCGGCCCATACAACTACCCCAAGCCTGACAAATGTACCCAATATGGCTACTTGTTCTTCTTGATCGTCTATTGCTTCACGCAATTTACCAAGAGGACCTTTAGGCTTCTTAGCCTTATCATCCTTAACGGCAGTCCCTGTTGTAGGTGTTTCGGTCATAACAACTAAATCGTCAACTTTACTTTAGAGGTTCCTGAGAGGGAACCTTTTTTGGTGTCCAATATCATCTGTGCAAATGAAATTGCTCGGGCCGGGATTTCTTAAGTTCAGCCCACCCAATATGAAGTTTAAAAAGACTCTTCAACAGCAAGGTCTTTACGTCATCAACTTCAGTCTTCCAGCTGGTAGAACCTGCCCTGGTGCTGACAAGTGCTGGGCAATGGCTGTCGTCGATTCGGACGGCAAGACCCATCTGGTTAAAGGAGAAAAGAACGAATACATCTGCTACGCCGCTAAAGGCGAAGTGGTTTATTCAAACGTACAAAGAGCTCGTGCTCATAACAAAGCAATCATCGATGGTCTCAGTACCCATGAGATTGTCGACTTAATGCTTGTTTCCCTTGAGTCCAATTACAAGAACCTTCTCAAAAAGGCCAACTTGTTTAGATGGCATGTCTCGGGAGATTTCTATCTTCCTAAATATAGAGATGCAATTTTTATCCTGACTCAAGAATTATCCAACTTGATCCACTACGCCTATACGAAAAATCTTCCTCTCTTTAAAGATGTCAAATTACCTGACAATTTCAGACTCAACGCTAGTTGGGGTGGACGTTATGACCATATGATTAACTCCACAGATTTTCCACGTTCTGCTCGGGTCGTCAAAGACCACAAGGAAGCAGACCAACTCGGTTTACCAGTCGATGTGAATGACTCACTCGCCTTCGGTGAACGAGATCTTAACTTTGCCCTTATTGATCATTAAAACAATGAAACCAGTCAAGCTCGATTTAAACAGCAAACAAGCTATTCACCTCATTACTTTCATTAGGAATTACGGTTTCCTGCCTGGAAGTATTGCTCACCCAGAGTTTGTTCAATCTCTGGAAGAAATCATGGATCAAATTAAAGACTCTCAATTTGCTACGAAGTAACTATGGAAGACTACACAAACGACCCACTTCATATGAATGAAAGTGGTTTCATTGATGCTGTTTATTTATTTGTTTGGGGTAATGACGACCCCTGCACAGAAGAATACAGTTTCTCTCACACAATCAAAGAGCTTAAAACTCAATTCAGGCGAGTATCGGAGGCGGAGCAATTTGCTGCTGACTTAGCTATTCAGGCTGCCGATACAGAAATTTTCATCGACATCAACAATACTGGAGGTAAATTCTGATGGATTCAAAAACTAGAGACAAAATTTTAAATCGATGTGAAGTTTTGAAGTACATGGGCGATGCCTCCATCTGTTCTGATTACGATCAGATTCCTCCCGATGAATTGATGAAAGATTACGGATGGGTTTTAGACAAAGCTCATAACGATTTAGACAGGTACAAGATCCGATGCGTTGTTACCGATGCATAATCTATGCCTGACAGACTCACAAACAATTGCATTAAAACAATTATTAGAGTCTCTTTTTGATCTCTCTAAAGAAGAGAATGATCTTAAACCAGAAATAGAACAAATTTATTTAAAACTATGCCCACCTTCACTAAGAAATTCAACCATGCCTTCTGGTTAGGATTTTCAGTCGATACAGACAATGAAGATTTTCCTACAGAACAAGAAATCCTACATGCTTTAGCAGGCAGACTTACAGATATTCTTGATCCCAATCCACATCCTTCTAAAGGAAACCTGCTCAGTGAGCTGAAGCAGGAACTAGATGGACCTCACGACACTTGCGAAAATGACTGACAAGTATTACATAGGCCTTGAACGCCTTCTAAGCAAACACGATGAGAGGTACATCGACGACATGATCTCCGATGTAATCCAAGAAAAACTCATCGAAAAAGAAGATGAAACCGTTTCAGGTTTCGAAATTCAAATCAATGTCACTTACCAAACGGAGGTTGACAACTCAAGTTCTGATT